TAATTAGTTTTTTAGCTTTTGGACTATATTGATAAACATTTTTATATTTTTGTAATTGTAAAAAGTCCTCATCTGATGAGATAATAAGTATTTTTTCATGTGATGATAATAAAGGTGTCAATACACCAATCACATCATCGGCTTCAGCATTAGCTACATCAATTAATTTATATGGGAAATAATTTTTGAGTTCACTCTTTAACGCATTGATTGTTTTAAATATGATGTTCCAATCAACAGCTGAAGCTTCACGGAGTTTCTTACGATTAGCTTTATAGAATGGAAAATATGTTTTTCTCCAATAATTTTCATTATCGCAACATAAAATCACTTGGCCATATTCGGCTTTATTTTTTCTTACATGATTCCTTATAATATTGAGTACTAAATGTCTAACTAAATCCTCATCTAATTTTACATTCTTTTGTCCATGTATCTGTACCATAATGCCAGCAATTAGCACTTGGTTTAAATCTATTAAAATTGCCATAATATACTCTTATTTAATTGTTCTTAAAATTATCACATCTGCATTAATTCTACCTGTCATTTTTACTGGCATAGAATTAATATTTTCTAATAATGGATTTAATGTAGATTTAGTACCAGATATGACCATAGGTAATACATTTAAAGGTGCTCGAAGTGTTTTTTGTATTGAATTTGATTCATTGAAATCGGTTAATGTTGTACCTTTGATTGACATTCCAACATATGAAACATACACACCAAGTTTTCTAGTTTTAGTATTAAACACCCATACTTGTTTAGCTCCTAAAATGTCAATAGGATTAACACTTTTTATCTTATAATCGACATCCTCTCTCTTATATATCAATTTAGATATCAATTTTTCAGCAGTTGGGGTTTTTCTTTTCTTTGGAACTTTTTGAGATTTGCCATTATGTACAATCCTGTCAGCATCATCAACAATTCGTTTAATAAGAGCATGATATTTCGTTAATTGAGAAGTGGTTAAGAATTTGTATGCTTCCACTAGTTGTTCATCTTGGCCATTAAGTGCTTCTGCAATTTCGGCCAATCTAGTTTGATAATATTTAGAAATTGACTTTGCGTGCATGGGTTTAATTAGTGATTTTGTCATCCAATCATAAGCATTAAACGAAAAATCTTTAGAATTTATACTATTATCAATAGTTAATTCTAATTCCTCAATAAATTCTTGACTAACTTGTTCGACACGTTGTTGAATTGAAATGGTAGGAATAATAAGTGAACCAACAACTGTTTCTTCCTCAACAGTTTCAGTAGCTGCAAACAATTCCGCAATCTTATTTTCAATCCATGTGTAATTTATTGGCAATAAAGGTGCGCCACGTTCAGCAATACGACAAACATAACCAATAGTAATAAAATGCCAATCGGCCAAGTTTTGTACTAATTTGATTTTTTCTTTATCATACTTTTTAGCAATCAAATAATTAATTGTATACTTTTTTGCATCTTTTAAGTCGGAAAAATAGTTGTACCAAGTTAGTGCTTGAGGAATTGTCATGGTATCATCTGTCCATGTTGGTTCCTTGCTACTACCATGTGCAACTTGAGCTGCTTCTTTTAGATTTTTTGGTTTCATAATAACTTTAAAATTATAATATCACTTGTTTTAAACTGTCCACTCGAAAACTACGCCATCCTTGACTTTCAATATCCCAAACTGATAATACATTATCACCTTCTGTTCTAGTAGTTTTACCTTCAACTTCTACACTAACAGGTAAATATTCATTTAATAATGTACATTTCATTGTACGTTCTTCACCATTGACTTTTTCGAATACAACAGTAACTACACCATTTTCTAGTTTTTCTTTTAATTCATATTTTTGCATCTCATTTCTCCTTTGTTCACGCTTTTTCGCTTCACGAATAAATTTGTTCATCTTCTTCTCCATAAGGTTCATTTAAGGACTCTAAAATACCACTTATTAGATTATTATACGATGTTGTTGTCTTTCTGGCAACCAGCCCGTATAATCCATGCTTAACCATATTAGAAATATATTCCAATGGTTCAACTAATATTGCTTCAAAGTGGTCATAGGATATGATATCACTTTCTTCTTCATCAAATTTAAAAAATATAATGTCATACATTTTACCCATAGAAGAACTTCCTATGTCATGTCCTGGAGTATCATATTCAAAAATTTGAACTCTGGTGACACCATCTTCTTCTTCTGAGGGTAAAAAGTAAATTCCATCATTCTGTACTTGTGTCTTTATTTGCTTTAGAGAGTCTAACATTAAATTCCTTTAAGTGTGATTTACGGACTCTAACCATAATCCATCCATTATAAAAACTATCATTTTCCATAACACATCTTACAAACTGCTCTTTAGCCTCCAAATAACTACACATACCTTTTGATTTACATAAGTGTATTATTTCTCGTTTAAAGTTATCTTGACCTAAAGTATCAACATCGGTTATTAACTCGGCATTAGACCCATAGTATGATTGCCAGTCCGATTCTACTTTATATCTTTTCTTCTTGCCTTTAATTTGTTTTGTTTTAGATGAATGAAATAACTTCTTGCCGATATACTTTCTACCTGAGGATATATTTTCTATTATGTAAACAAATCCTATGTAATCTGTTATATCGGCCGAAGTAAATTCATTATCATTGAATATCCAATTTACCATTCTTCAGTAAAATCGCTATCGGGGTCAAGTGTTTCGAATTCTTCATCTCCAAATTCTTCAACTACATCTTCAATTTCTTCTCCGCAAAACGGACAATATTGAGGTAAATCTTCCGATACCATTTCTTCCATAAAATCTACTCCAAATGTTGATTCGCATGATGCGCATGACGCTGATGTGTATTTCGTTGCCATATCTCTTCCTTATTTTTATTATTAATGATTACCAATGTCGAATAACACCAGCAACAATAAAAAAGTTAGTTATCACATAAACCAGGACTATTATAGTTCTAATTATTGCAATACTATCTGCTTCTTTATCATCACTAGATGCTTTTTCTCCAAGAGCCTTTGCCCATAAATGCCACATAGTATGTCAATCTGTTCGATGATTTTTATTATAATTTAATAATAATATAATACTTCCACCAAATAATGCACCTAAAGTAAAACTAGTAGCATAACATAATACATATTCTATCATTCTTGGCCGGCCTCACAAGCACCACCGGCACAAGCAATTTCGTCTCTAGCTGCTGTATTATCTTCTTCTTCTATTACTTTACTTAGGTCAATTGCATGTAGATGTTTTACCATGTCATTGAATTCACCCTCTGTAATATCTTCAAATGGAGGTTGTTTATATGAACCACCATCGTAAGGTAATACAGAAATGCCAGTATAATGGTCTCTATTCTTCCACATCCAGCGGCCTGCTCGATACCATTCATTATTTTTTAGAGAAATTGTACAACTCACATTATGGTAATTATTACCAGTTCTGTGTCCATTACGAATCCATTCAAGATTAAATTTCTTAACTCGTTCTAATAGTTCCATAAATGATTCAGTTCTTAAAATAGCATTTTTAGGTGCTTTTTGTGGAAATGACATTACGGATTCAATATGTGGTTTAAAATAACAATCTTCAATTAAATCTGGAATGTTTTCCGACATATATTTATAGAGGGGTTCATTTTTACCCACTCTCATTCTACGAACATAATAGTCATTATGCCATGCATGAATGCCAGAAGATGAACCAACAGTTAAGGATGAAGTTCCGGATGGTTTAACAGTAGTAGTTCTTGCGGCTGGATTGATTCCAATAATTGCCGCAACTCTAGCATTTTCTTCTAGTACAGCTTCAGCAGCTAATCCTAAATCTAACTCTAATACAGCACCAGAAGCAATACCTGTCATACCAACACCAATTAAGGCTTCTTTTTCAGTTTGCTCTTGCCATTCTTGACGAAGATAGTGGAAGTCTGTATATCCAGCTTGAAGTGTTCCTAAGAAAGCACCAGCTTTAGCCCGAGCATTTAAATCATCTTGGTCTACAATATCAGAAGCATTGATTTCTGTCAAATTACAGAATTGGAATGGATTAAGGGCAATTTCACAACAAGGGTTAGTTCCCCACTCATAATCGTTTGTCCAGAATACTCCAGGTTCACCAGCACCAGATGCTTGAATACGTTCCCACACATCAGCAAATTCATCTTCTGTAATATCTTTACGATTTAGTACAATAGAATTATTAGCACGACCACGTTGAGGATTTAATTCCCACCACATACCAGATTTACAAGTCAACATATCCATATCCGATTTACTGAATAATGAAATCATGGCAGCCCGTCTGATACCACCAGTTAATACAGAATCGGCAATATGACATAAAATATCATGTACTTCTAAT